AAGCATAATACCTTGAGTAGTCTGACAGTACATTTCATATCCATCTACAGGAGATGCACCCATGCCACCATTTTGAGGACCAAACGGAGTGGTAGAACCAGGTACATACCACTTCACTTCAGCACGACCTTTAGGAGCAACTTTCTGAATGTTAGGCTCACCATTAGTAGTACCAATGTTAAAGATAGTCATACGATAGTTCTCAGTGTAACCACCATCCGGAGCTTCCATACGGTGCAATACGGGATCATCATACTGAGGCATATGGGCTACAGTAATCTTGATACCCTGAGGTCCCATAAATTGCTTGTATTGGCCTCCAAGTCCTTTGTTCTGACCTGAACCTTTAATACGCTCAGTATCTCCAAGAGGAATAAGGATACCAATTTTATCTTCTACAAGTTTGTGGAACATAATCATTCCTCTTTCACCTGTAAGAATCAAGAATTCACGCTCATCTTCAGGAAGGATGTTAATAGACAGGTTTGTCATAACTTCCAAAAGATAATCCAGAGTCAGAGTGTTATAGTAGAATTTATAGGTCGGAGAAATTTGCTCACGCAGACCAGCACCTTGTTTAATAGGGAAACCATTAGGAGCTTTCTGAGTAAAGGTACCATCCATATTCTGATTAATAGTAGAATACATAAGCTGGTTAGCCTTTTCTTTCTGCCATTGGAAATTAAACTCCATCTCTTGCCATTTAGTCCAAACAGTAACAGACTTACCTTCTGAACCTGTCATCTTAATAAGCAAAGGACGGTCTTGCATATTACCAGGAACTACATACTTCTTAGAAAGAGTAGAAAACTGGTTACGCATTTCAAACATAGAACTAAACTGAGTCTCACCATATTGGTCATTCAGAGTGTTAGTTACTACGTTGTAAAGTTTAGCTACCTTACGACCTGCACGAAGAAGCTCGGTAGGTACAAAATAAGATGCATCTGCACGCATATGACGTACAGTAAATACCCAGTTAGTACCATCAGGACGACCATCATCCTCAATGCGTACACCATGTTCTACATCATCAAATGCAATGTAGTCAGAAGCTACAAAGAATTTCTCAGTAAGAGTAATTTCAAATGTAGTCTTTCCAATACCAGGTGTTGCTGCATTGGTAGCTGAGTAAGATACAATAGGAATAGCACGACGGCTATCACCTTTGAGCATCCACTTGTATTCACCGTCATGATCAAACAATTTAGTAGGGTATTTGGAAAGGAAAGAATCCAGACCAATATATCCCATACGGTTAAATACTTCAGTTACAATATCTGAAGCAAGTTGTACGTCATTTTGGTAAATCGCATACAAGTGGTTCTCTGTAGTAAGTCCTGCCCATGATTTGGCATAACTCACCTGCAAGGAATTGAGTTTTTGTGTTGCGCTCATTTAATTAAAGTTTAATTATAAATTAGAATTTGTATTGTTTTTTAGATTGATCAATAGCTTTACGTACTACAGACATATCTATTTTTTTACCTTTACTATCTTCAGAATAAGTATTAACTACCTTCTTAGTATTCTGAGCAGCTTTAGTATAAGCTTTTCTTTCTACTGTTTCCAGTTTACCTTCTAATTGAAGAACAAACTGAGCAACTGCTAGTTGCATTTCTTTAGTAGCCATCTTATTCTCAAGCTCTGTACGACCATTTCTATCACGTCTTGTAATAGCCATAAAGAGTCTTTCTTTATCCTGTTTTTGCATAGGCACACCAGGAATAAAACTTTCAGTTGATTCAATATCTTTCTTCAACTGATTAAGTTGCTCTTCATATTGTCTTTGAGCCATCTTTTGTTGCTCTTCAGCTTGAGCAGCAAGTTGTTGCTGATAAGATTGTTCGTATTTCTTTAGTTTTTTAAGAGCTACTTTAGCTTCTTTTTCAAGAAGTAAACCATCTTTATAAGACTCAATTTTCTCTTTAATTTCTTCCTGATCGTGGTCTTGTAAAGCAAGCCATTGACTTACAAGTTCTTCCTGAAGATTTTCATCTTCTTTCAGGTTTTCATCATTGATAGTTTCAAAGCTTTCTTCACGAGCTTTGGAATTAATCAAGTCATTAAGAGGAATACCTTTCATATACCCATCAGCCAGATATTTAATCTCATCTGGTAAAGAGTCTAAAGCCTCTTTTTTTACTTTTTCAAAGAACTTTTCTTTAAAGTACTCTTCTGAACTTTCAAACTTGTCTTCTTCATAATCAAAGATTCCAAGTTCATGTGCCCATTTAGCAATTTCTTTTAAAGAATCTTGCTCATTATCATCAGAACTGAACGAAGAATCTGAACTATTTGATTCAGAACTTTCTTCCTTATCTGAAGTAGTAAACTCATCAAGAGAATCTACTTCTTCAAGAGCTGTTTCTTGCAGTTCTTCTTTTTTTTCTGTTTCTACCTTAGTTTCAAACTGTTCAATAGTTTCAACTTCAGGGATTGTAATTTTGTCTAGTACAGACAGGTCTAATTTTTGTTCCATATTTTTATCTTTTTCACAATTACTTCTTCACATATGAACAATATACAAAATTAGAATAAGCATAAAATATTAAACAATAGTGCTTATTAATTTTTGTATTGCTCTTATAGCATTTTTATTATTTACCTTGCCCACGATAAGGCTTTTTCCAATTTTTGGAAGATTTAAGATTACTTGATTTTTTCTTACTGTGTATACCAGGACGACGCTTTTTAGCCTTTTTCCTGAATGTAGTAGTATTTGTTTTAGTTTGTTTTGCCATTATATTCCTAGTGCTTCTTTTTCTTCAGGCGTTAACTTAGCTAATGCATCTGCTTTGTATAGAGCCTCTACATCCAACTGACCTTGGGTTAGTATGTTTATAGGTGCCACGTCTACACTAAGGCCCTTTTTAATAATATACTCAATATAATCTTTCGCATCCTGATTATCCAAAGAATCAAAATACTTCTCCGTAGAATCCATATATATGCGTTTATATTCCCCCTCAATGTCATGAAGAGTGTACGCAATGACTATGTATGCCATAACTTATAAATATGTGGGAGCTGTTACACCCCCACGTTTAACTTATTATAGAGGTACTTCAACCCACTGGAATGAACCAAAAAATCCTGATGCACCTGATGCAGTAGAAGTATAGAATGCTACAAATGCACCAGGAGGAAGAATCAAAGAACCTTCTAAATCAATAATAGTAGGAGCTTGTTGAGATTGAGTTGTAATAGCACCAGTCAATACTGTACCCAGAATAGTCTCAAGTACAGGTGTGCCAGGCAGAGTGAGTGAGGTAGATGCAAGTACTTGAGCACCCACACCACTTACAAACCTATTACGGGCAGTAACTAAGTTTGTACTAATTGTAGCACCAGTTCCAGTCATAAGACCTACTGCAACTGCTGCTGCTGGAGCTACAGTAAAAGCATACGCAGCTTTTGTAATTACAGCATTAACTGTAGATGAAGTAGGGTTTGCAAGGCATAGACCTACATAAGTAGTAGTCAATGCTGCAGATGTGGTTACACCAGTTTGGTTAGCTATTGTGTACATCTGCCTACGATATGTAGTCTCGTAGTATCTTGGAAGCAACTGAGAAGCTGATAAGCCACCCAAGTTATCCATACGTACAGTTGCTTGTACACCAGCTGCAAGAGATGTTGTGGACGCTACAGGTCCAACTTGTCCTTGAATTAACATTGTTTTTCTTTTTTATTGGTTGTTTACGTGATTATTGTATTCTTCTTGTCTGTAATCTGAAACCTCATTCTGCATCTTAATGCCAAGGTTAAGATTAAAGGGAATTTCGTTTATTTGTTGATTGAGCATCTTTAGCTCAACTAGTATCTGTTGTAATAAAGTAGGAATGGTATCTCCTTCTGATTGGCTGGTATTTTCAACAAGTAAAGATTGACTACCAAACATATTGTTAGACTTTGCCCCTATACCTCTTGGTGGTATCCCAGGTATAGCTCCACTTGCTAATTTACTTTGTGTTCTAGTTTCTGTATCAGGAGTATCACCACCTAAAATAGTTCTACCACCACCATCTAAAGTGAGGTATCTGTATATACCTGATAATGCTCCAATATAAGGCTGCTCTCTGCCAGAAATACCAACTGGGTATGGAACAGTTGTTGATAATGTTGAATTAGCATTAGGAGGATTCTGTGTTGGAAGGGATGACCCTGCTACAGTAAATCCACCTGCTGTTGATTGACCTGCACCTGAATTTGTTGCAGTACCTGCATTTAAATTTACAATCGCACTTCCTCCTATTGTACCTAAATTAGCATTTACAGGTATTTGTGTAAATGGACCTGTAACAATTGGTACCTGTCGTAAATATGCAAGTATAGATGTTACACCAGCAGTATATGAATTAACCCCAATTCTTAAAAACTTTGAAAATACTGGAACATTAAACCTTCTTGTTTGATTTGATACTATACTAAATCCAGCTTGTTGTGCTGTAGTTGGATTAGATGCGTCTATAGTAGGAGCTGTAGACCAGTTTATTCTATCAATAGATGCATCAAATCTAACTGTCATGTTAGCATTAGGACTTCCAGCACAATTAATTTCTATTGACTGGTATCCAG